CATTTTATTTTGTTTTTGTTTTGTTTACTGATGTAAAGATACGGACTTTTTACATATCTCCAAACTTTTTGCAAACTTTTTTTTAGATAATTTGAAATATACGTATAACTACGTACAAAAAAAGGGAAGCTCTCACCTCCCTTATCCTATCCTATCCTATCCTTCTCTCTCCTCTTCGTATTCATTGAATACCTTTCTCAAGTCTGCTACCATTGACCTAACACATGAGGCACAATTAGACTCTGTATTCCGTTTGTTAAAAACCCGATTATAAATCTTCAGAAGGATTCTTTGGTCTGCGATACCTACAACTCTAGGATTCTTTTCAAAGAACTCTTTAAGTGAGTTATATTCATCCTCGACTAAGCATTCTACTTTATAAGGGAAAACCTTATTCAAGAACTCCTTTCGCTTGTCACACCCGCAATCATCCCCTAGAATGAACTTAGCAACCTTATCCACCTTTGTAGCCTCTAAAACCTTCTCTATTGTGTCTCCAAGCCCTTTGGATTCTTTCCTCTCTTTGACTCGCTTAACTCTCTTAATAGTTTCTTTCTGCTTGTCCTGAGCCTTCTTCATTTGTTTGTACTCTTTTGTTCTCTTATCCATGGTATTTAATTTATTGTTAATACTTTCCTCTCTCATCTTGAGATATTCCTCTTCACTAACATCCCCGAAATGTACTCCGTTTTCTGTCATAACTTATTTATTTTTTGCCCTGTCCTCTGCTTACTTTCTTATAAGCGTTCTGACCTTTTGAGGCGTTCTTACTATGTACTCCTTTTCTTTTTTTCTTAGGTGTTTCGAGTCTTCCACCTGACACAATCTTTGCCATTTTGTTAATGTATTAATTCGTAATCTTTATTTAAATAATCTTCGTAGTCCTCTCCAACCTCTTCTCTAATTCTTTCCTTGCAATGTTTCAAGGTTGTGAATATAGAACTCGTTGAGATTCCTGTCATTTTTGAGATAGTTCTCATTGATTTACCTGTCTCTTTATATAAGTTAAAGAGCATCTCGTCATACCAATGCCACTCACCCGCAATGATTTTAACCTTGTCAAATATCTTATTTAAGGCTTCACTCTCCTCTAGGTTATCCAAGGTGTTATCCAAGTCTTTACCTAGGTAGTCAAGTACATCTGCGCTCACTTTATTCTTGTTTGCTTTATGCTTTTTGAAATCGAGAAAAAGGTTTCTCAATACAAAATACATGTAAGCATTCTTTACTTCTCCATTCTGAATTAATTGCTCTTCTTTGCAATACTTCATAACCTTGATGTATGCTTCCTGAACAATGTCTTCAGCGTAAGTAGACTCTCCAAACTGACGAACAACCTCAATGTATTGCTCGTGGTTCTCTGCTATTTTTTCTATCCAATTCATTTTATAAGGAGATAAAAAGACCCCCGAAGGGGTCTAATTGATACTAAAACGGCATTTCGTTTGAATCGTTTGTTGTTTGACTTGGCGCAGGTTGCTCTACGTTTGCATTAGGATTAACCCAAGGCTCAGAGAAACTCATGCTCATCCATTCAGTTCCCTTAGCTGAAACCTTCTTCCATAGAGCTACCTCCATTTCTACTCCATTTACTTTACATTTGCCTTTAAAATCAGGATGGTTCTCTGCTTTTTTATTGTTTGAAAAGATTGAACCTGAATTGTCTTTTTGTTCGAATTGTGACATGTTATTTATATTTATTTGTTATTAATTACTTTGTTTGTTTTGCTAGTAGTTCTCGGACTAGCTCACCGAGTTTTGAGTCCCTACTCAATAGTGAGTCATCAGAAGACTCTTCCTGTACCGCGTATCTCACTTGGTGTACGAAGTCTATATCTTCAATTATACTTACCATTACTGAGGCAGCTTCTTTAGGTTCTACATTTAACTGCTTATCGATTCCAACCTCTACGGCAATCTTTTGAGCAATCTTTAATAATCTGTTACTTTGTGACATCTTTTTGTTCTTGTTTAATTGTTTGTTGATATTTCACTTGTTCATTTACTAGCCTCTTTAAGACTTTCGTCTTAGCCCAGTAGGTCTTGGTTCGGGTCTTTGTTGAATTGTTAAAATTTATCATTTGATTTTTTGAATTGTTCCGTCAGTATAATGTACAATCTTTAAACCTTCGTAGTCAGTACTGACCTCTTGACCTTGTAGGTTATAAACGTTCTTAATATCTTTAGGTTGCTCGTTGCAGTTAGAGTAGTAACCACTCCATAATACCTCTGTAGTTCCATCAAAGTCTACTTGAGACAATGTAATCAAATGCTCACCCCTTAAGTCTAATCTACTCCAATACTCTCTAAGGCTTGTTGAGTATCCTGATGCAGGAACAAACCTCTCTCCGTCTTCACCATTGAACTCACTTGAGTTACCTATAACCCCTTGAGTCTTTACTATAAAGTGTGAAGCATTATACTCCGAATGAGTATACCAAGTCAAACCCTCGCAGTCTAAGTCAGCACCTCCGAAAACAACAGGCAAAGCATCACCGCCTGAATATAAAGACCATGAAGGAATGTCATAATAATATAGGCGCTCTTGAAAACAATTGTCGTAATAAGTATTTATACACTTGTCAGTAACTAGAATGAATCTAAATTCGACATCACCATAAGCCTCTATTAATTTGTATTTATTCTTGTTCTTAGAGCCTGAAAACTTAGATAAACGAATCCATTCAACATTGTTAACTCTGTATTCTAGATACATGAAGTCTCTCTTTTTCTCTATAATACCCTCAACCCTATAAGATAATTCAACCTCTCCATTCATTTGATATATAGGAGACGTTAAAAAAGTTGTATCATTATTCTTATACCCGTTACTTCCTGCTAGCGTTGTAGTCATAGCTCCATAAGGTTCTACTCCTGCGGTATTGGTAAACGTCCACTTGTCGAAGTCGTTTACGATATCTAACTGAGCTGTTAGGATAGTTGTTAAAAGGGTTGCGATTGTTAAAATTAAATGTTTCATTGTATTTGTGTTTTTTTTGTTGTTATTAATGATGTAAAGATACGGCTATTTTTTAAACCTGCAAGTAAAAAGTGAAAAAAGTTTTAATTAATTTCACTCTCTACGTAGTTCTACTTAGTTTCTTCTAGGTATATCAACCTGTCTAAGTATTGCTTAGCCTTCTTTAAGTCCTCAATACCATTCTTATCTTTCCACCTTGAGACGTACTTTATAATATTACCCTCAAAGAATGACATGTCTTTACTATGAATGTAATCCCATGTCTCTATTCCCTTGGTGTAATGCTTTGGGTTTTCTATTCTACTCATTTTATTTCGTTTAATAGTTGGTTAAAATACTCTTGACAAGCCATGGCTTTAGACTCCATTTCTATTATAGTCTCTTGACTTCTTTCTATCTCAAATACCTTGATTCGATTCTTTGCAGACTCATTAGAGAATGTATGTTTATTTCGGATAGCCATTTCGGTAAACATTAAAGCCTCCTCATTGTTATCGTCAATATCTTTTAAAGCATCTCTAACCTCTCTTTTTATAATATACTCAGGCGTATCCACTAAGCAATAGACTAACATGGCTTTAGACTTGTTTACTAAGTGCATGTATGTCTGAAGTTGATATATATAGTCCTTGTTAGGTATCGAATCTTTAAACATTGGAAACGTGTCCATATTAAAAGAACACTTAATATCTATAACATATTCATCTGTCAAAATGTCAGGAGTACCCGTGAATAAATCATTCTCGAAATACTCCTCATTCTTAACCAAGAACGGAAGGTCATCTCTAACCTCAGAGAGTAAGTTGATGCCGTCTTGTTCACACTCGTTACCCTTGTTAGTATACTTAGAGTTAAATTCCATTCTACGCCCTAAGACGTGTTCTTTAGCTAACCCCTGAACGTAGCTCTTTGCTCCTACTGAAAGGTTGGCACCCCTTGCGGATGCCATAACCTTACCTACTTGTGATGCTCTTAACTTCATATCTTTGCAACTTTTAAAGCGTTAGATTGAATATCGGTAAGCATAAACTCCTTATGTAACCTTTCTATTGTGTACGTTCCGTTAGAGATAGCCTTAAGGCACTTCTCGAATTGCGCAGGAGTCATAGTCTTTTTATCTGATACAATAGTTTCAACGTGAGCATAAGTATTCTTAGGTGACTTCTTTGCAACCTGAACACCTGAGCCGTCGTTATCTACGTCAGTAACTAAACGTAAGGCGCATGACAAAGCGTATCTTCTATAGTAAGTAACACCACTTCCAAAACCCTGATAGTCATTCATACCCTTAAGAGTTACTTTAGGAATACGAGTCTTTGATTCTATAGTTTCACCTGACTCAGTATGAAATACAATCGTATTAATGTAGTCACCTTGCTCATCTGAGTTGAGTAATTGTGTGACCCCTAAACCATGCTTATCTAGTAATGGATTAATTACGTTAAAAATTGTAGGTAGGTCTGCGTAAGAGTAACCATACCCTTTTGTACCTTTGTGAATCGTTGGTACTTCGTTTTGAAATGAGGCTAACGCCTTGAATAAATGTTTCATTTTATTTATGTTTATTAATTATGGTGTAAAGATAATGCTTTATTTTAGTTCTGCAAGTTTTCTTTTAGTTTTTTTATCTTTTTTTTATAATCCTCAGTAATATCGCGTAGCTCTTGTTTAGTGTAAGTACGTTTTTCATGAGCCTTTCTATGCAATTCAAACAACTCTACACCACCTACACGTTTCTCAATACCTATCTGATATTCTAAAAGGTTGCCGTGTCTATGCTTGTTGCAGTTTACACATTGACCATGAATGTTAAAATAATCAAACCTGACTGAAGGATATCGAGAACTTTCAAAATAATGACCCGCATCAAACTTACCCTTGAGTTGCTTGTCGCATGAGATACATTCCTTGTCCTTGTCTCTTAATCTTATGAAGTCGTTACAATACTTCTGAGCTATCTTGGTTAAGTCGCTAATCGTTTGTAACTCCTCTTTTAGTTTCTTCTTTTTAGCTTTCCATTCCTTATCCTTAACCTCGTCAGAGAATCTCTTAAGGCATTCGATAGATGTGCAAACTCTTTGTTTAGGCGCAACCTTTACGAAATCTGTTTTGCAATACTTACACTTCATTTAACTTCTCTTTGCATGTCTATTATTTCTTCTTCTCTTTTATCTAAGGCTACTCTTAACTCTGCGTTAGCCTGAGCTAATCTAAACGAAGTTTTGCATTCTATTTGCCAATTCTCTACTAACTCACCCATGAAGTTTTTAATTCTTTGAATATCTTTAAGAGAGTCCTCTAGGGATTCTATCAGGTCGGTTCTGTTAGGGTTATTTGACTTTATCTCATCTAACGACAATTTCATCTTTGTCTCTATCGTATTCAGGGCAATGCTTGACTCTAATTGTTTTAATGTGTCCATTTTAAAAAGGTGTGTTTGATGTTCTTCTAAAGTTGTTTAATGCTCTGTTATCTATTGTTAATTGTTTAGGTGGGGACTTTCTTAAATCTCTCAATGGGTCTACGCCTAAATGAGTAAACCCTCTTCCGTTATTAAAATCAAATAACAAAGGCTCGTTTAATATAGTGCACTCACCACCCGTAGTTCTATCCTTAACTTTGTCTATGCTTATCATTGTTTGGTATTTCATTTCAGGATGACTCACTAATCTATGTATCGTGAACATATCATCACATCTATTTAAAAATGCTTTACCACCTTCAATCGAAGCCTTTAAAGGTGCTCT